GACTTTATGTGATTTGCGATATTCAAATCCATATGCTTTTAATTCTTCTTTGTTATTTAAATAATAGTTTTTTCTATATTCTTTATGTTTTTCAGGTTTTTCATAATAGTGTTTTTTACGTTTAATACTGTCACACGGTTTGCAATATGAACCAACCCCATCAGGTGAACAATTCTTTTTATAAAAATCGTCTGTTGATTTCTCTTTCTTACAACCAATACAAATTTTTGTCACCATGATATTACCAACAAGTATTTGCAACTTGATTAATCAGATAAACCACAATTGAAAGCAATATGGTAATTGATATATCTTTGTTTTCTTCAATTAATTCTTGCATTTTTTTTTATTCCAAAATAGAGGACATAGTGCGCTATGAAACGCACTATGTCAAAACAATTTATTTTACTGGGCAAACCCCGCCAACACATCCTTCCTGACTTTCAATTTCAGTAAAAGACCCTGTTGTTTCAACTGGTTTCAAATTGGCAACATATTCATTATATGCTTCTTTTGTTACAACTTCTTGTGGTAAATATTGATAACCTAAATCAGCGGCTGTTTTTGTTGGGTCAGCACGATATAAAAAACTAACACCAACATATAGATTCCAATTCTTTAAAAGCCAATTAACAATATCTTCTACTTCATCTGGTGAATAACTAATTGTCACAGATGTGTTCTGTTGTGTCCAGTTATTTTGTAGCAATGCATATCTTTCAAGTTGCGAAATAGCCGATTCAAGATTAACCTCCATACCATTCCAATAATCAAACGGCACATCATCCCATGCAACAGGGAATGTCACAATACAACTTGTTGTATCATTTGGATGAGGTATTATTTTATATCCCGCATCACGAAGCAAATTCAAGTTTTCATCATGATTACTAAAAACAACATTATTAAAAATATATTTTCCAAGTGGTTTATGAACACCTTCTGTTGTATCCATAATCTTAGATAATGTACCACTTGGTTTAACACAAGTTACATTTTTTGGTCTTTGTGTTCCAAGCTCATCTGCCATTGAATAAGCCGCTGATGTGGCAATTCGTTGCATTGATTGATAATCATACGCAACCAAATCAGGTCTTCTGGCAATACCTGTTAATCCAACGCCACACAGTCTTAAAAACTCATTATTTAAATGCCATGCTTCTTGAAGAATACCATCTTTTAAATTAACTAATGTTTGACGATAATTAGCTCTAGCCACAATATATAGTGTTCTATTTAAACCATCTGTGTCACCATGAAATTTACCAATATCAATTTCAGTTAAATTACAGAATGATTTATTGCCCAATAGAATTTCAACACAAGGATTACATCCAGCAAACCAAGGGGCGCGTTTTTTAGCCACTTCAGCATTAATAAACGCTGGTTCTGAGCCACCCGATAACTCCATTAATTCAAAAATTTTTGTAAGTTCTGAATGTGTTGGCTCGGTATGAAATACAAGAGAATTATTGGATTGACATCTATGTGCATTATCATATAGCCAAAAATCTTTTTTAGCCGTTGCAAATTCTTTTGCTTCATAATCAGTAACGTCCAATATGGCTATTTGTGCTGAACGTCTGCTGCTCAAAACAGTGCCAAGATGATTCATAATGTCAAGAATATCAATAGCCGATAATAAGTTTCCAGCTCTCTTAGACATTATTTCAACAATTCTTGAATATGCTTTCACAATAGCATCATCGCCAGAACTAATCCAACCATAACCGCGCAATCTTTCACCCGCTGGACGCAATTGTGAAAAATCAAGAATCAGTTTATCTGCTAATTGTTTACCAGCTAATATCTTTCCTATTGATTTTGCCCATGCTTCAGCAGAATCACCAATTATAATTGTCCATGTTTTTGTATCCCTATCAAATGTTTCAACATTATTATGATTTCCTAACTTATCGCTTCTTGTTGATCTAATAATTTCTACGTTAGCAATAGCCTTGCTAAACCCATTTAGTGTACCACGAACAGGTTTAAACCCAACGCCACAGCCTTGTAACAATAACCAAAAGCAATCAACAACATCATACACGGTTTCAACATTTGTGAATGAGCAATTAAATTGTGAACTTTCTCTCTTTTTAGATAATTCTGTTCCACCGAGCCACAGACTTCTGCCTGACATTAATGCTTTTCTTTCAAGCATTAATTCACGAAGTTCTGATAATTCATTTAGTTCAGATTTATTTAATTTTGAATGCTTTGCTCGTTCCCATAACCATTTTTGATGACCAATAACACGGTCAACTGTTTCATTCCAAGATTCAAAAGAACCGTCTTCTTTTGGTCTATTATATGTTCTTTTTGTAATAATTTCTGCTCTTGCACTTATTTCATTCATAATTTAGCTCTTTTAGTTAATAAATCTTTAAAAATAACTTGTCTTTCTTTAGCACGAACTACATCAAATTGATGATTATTTTCATCAATTGTTTTTGGTTTAATTGGCATAAATGGTACTGACCACAGGTTTATTGGGGGCAAGTCAATATCCGCCCAATTTAAATTATGACTCAATTATCAAACACCCATCAAATAAACAAACATAGCAATCTTAGCTACTATGCCAGTACTCACACCAATTATCACCAACATCACCAAATAAGCTAATGTACCGTTTATATATTCCATAATTATTCCCATGTTGGTTTATTTTTTTCAATGTTTACAGCTATCTTATCAACAACTGCTTGTAAATCATGTGTCATTGCAATATATGTTCTTGATACTGTTGTATCACCGCGAATATGTTCACGCAAATAATGTACACAGAAATCAGCAATGTCGGTATTACTAAACTCACTTAAACTTACCCTAATCTGGTTATATGACATCTCACTCATATTCTCTCCCCCGTCTTCAAGATTGTGAAAATTAGAAACCATATGACATCTCGGAATCATCTAAAACTGAAATTATTTTATCAAATGCCACATCTAAAAGACTAACTTTATTTGACTGTGAATCAAAGTACGGTTGATTAATCCATATGTTTAAATCAATTTCTACGATTTCTGTGAATCTCATAATAAATCCCTCAATAGTTCTGGATGTTCTACTTGTGACATAAGTTGTTCAATAAAGGAATCCCAATACTTATATCGATGACCTTTTCTTTGTGCAATGATTGTTCTTAGTGATTGGTAATTAATTGTCACTTCACGAGTTTGGAGATATCCTTCAGGTAATGCATCTTTTAATTCCACAATACCGATATCACCATCTTTATATGATTGCCAAACCACACGAAACATATCGACAGCAATGCGAGGTGTGTTAGTTGAAAAGTCTTTATTTGTTGGTGCGCGTTTATTGAGCTTATGCATTGTACTTGCTGAGTTCTTAGTGATGAATTGATAAGTATCAAATTCTGCCCAAAATGCACGGGTTGCACGAACATCCATCCACACATTAATGCTGCGTAAGAACTTATTGTGACCACCATCTTTATTTGCTAGTACTTCTGCGCGTTTAATTGACTTATCTCTCTGTGTTTCCCACCACGCATCGATATCGGCTGATTCATCGAGATAGCTATATGCCATTCCACGCAATGCCCATTCGTAACCATGTTCACTTAATATTTTAACGTACATTTCTTAACCCATAAGCCAATATAGTTATTCCTGATACCACACTAAACAAAATAGCGTAGGATTCATTAAATTTAATTGCGATGCTCATGCCAATAATTAACACTGTACAAAACAACATAAAATAACCTAAAAATATAGCCATTAAATCGTCATACGATTCCATCATCGTCTCCCTTTCTCAAGTCTCTTTTCATTATTTACGATATTTAAGATAGCTTTGTCGTCTTTTTTCTTTAACGGCTTCAGGATTTTCCGCTTTTTCTCTTGCTCGTTTTAATCTACGAGCTTCATTTTCTCGCGCATATCTTTCTCTACGTTTTGCAAGCCGTCTTGCTTCACGACCATACTCGGTATCTTCTAATGGTGTTAAGACAGTTGAATAACGAATATTTACAGCTTCAATCGCATTACCATCTTTGTCAAATGCATAGCTACCAGCCATCATAACTATTACGCCTATCTTTTCAAAAATTAAATCAATAAGATTCATGTTAAATCTCAAAATGGGATATCGTCATCAGTAAATTCTAATGCTGATTTTGTATCAATAATTATTTCATCCACATTTTCTGGAATAAATCCATCTGCGAACCTAACTTTTTTTACATTAAGGTATTTACCTTTTTGTGAAACCAATATTTCTAGTGGTTTAGGTAATTGTCCCACATACGCGAGCGCACAGTCAATCGTTTTTGGACATTTACCAATGACCCTTTTTGCCCACCAACCATATGCCATGCCACGTTGAGGTGAACCTAAAGGGTTCTCAAAACCCACCCATTCAGTCGCACCTAGTGTGGCAGAATTATATTCAACACGAAGCATCGGAATACCTGTTTTACGGATAATATGCTTTGAATACTGCACATCATAAACTTCATACCATTCATCTTCTATTTCATGATTAACGATTTTGGTACGAGGTTCTTTTGCAATAATTTCTTGTGTTGATGCCGTGTGAGTTATCTTTACTTCAAACGGAAAGTCATGTCCGCATTCTGGGCAGACTCTCACAGAAGGATGACTTATTGTTTGGCAATAAATACACGTTTTCACGGGGGGATTACCACCCTTTCCTTCCCCTTTCATCTTAGGTATCACTGGGTCATTAATCATTCCTAATCGGGCAATCGTTCCTGAGAAGTCAAGACACAATGCGCCATTAGGCTTTATACCCGCTGAAATCGCTTCTAATCGCCCTTCCTTGGTCGATAAGTCATAACCCTTGGCATACACTGGGCGAGTCGCTCTTCCGTACCTCTGGATGTACCTAGCGGTTGATGTGGTTGGTGCTAAATCAATCACCATGTCAATCTGAGGAATATTTGTACCCGTTGTTAAAACCATTGCATTTACAGCGCAGCGATACTTACCATCTTTAAAATCTTGAATAGCGGTATCACGCTCATCATTGCTCATCTTTGAATGCACTGCTACCGCAGGGATACCAAATTCATCATTAAGCATATCTGTGATATGAATCACATGGTCAATACTTGTGGCAAAACATATCCAGCAATTACGGTCATGTCCATATGCTACTGCTTCTTTTAAGGCTTCACGAGTGACTTCAATCTTATCAACTGCTTGCGCTAATTGTTTTGAATTATAATCACCCGCAGTAATCTTAACCCCTGTGACATCTAATTGAGATTTAGTTCGTTTAGATGTCAATGTGGCAAGATAGCCTTCTTCAATAAACCAATTGAATTCATGGAAACTTGTTAAATCAATTGAGAACCCATCAAAGATAGGATGGTTCTCTGTAATCAATCCGTGTCCAAGACGATAACAAGTAGCAGATAATCCCACTACTTTGAGATATTTATTTTTAGCTTCTAAAGCTTTAATAAACTTCACATAAGTAGTGGTTTCATTTCCGCTAATTGAATGTGCTTCATCCACAATCACTAAATCAACTTTACCGAGCAAATCTGCATTATTAGCAATACTTCCTATTCCACAAAATGTGATTTGAGAAATATCTTTTTTACCAAGACCAGCAGAATAAATACTTGATGGTGCTGTTGACCAAAGTCTTTCAAGCTCATTGTAGTCTTGTTCAACTAATTCTTTCACATGAGTAACCACAACAACTCGAAGTCGTGGGAACTCAAATAATAATTGCTTAATTAACCCTGCAAGCAAAAGAGCTTTGCCCACTCCCGTTGGAGCTGCAATAACAGGGTTACCTTTGCCCGCACGAATAAAGGCAAGCGTTTCATCAATTGCTCTTTGTTGATAACACCGTAGTTTTACTTGTGACATTTTCTACCTCTATGATAATTGTCGCATTGACCATTTTTCACATCCAATTAATGCGTTTTCTTTGGGTATATCACAATTAAATCGCTCACAATTCCAAGCACCATGCACTTCTTTGCTTGGGAAACTGTACTCACAACTACGACAATTCACATCAACATTATCAACGTCACTCATGTGACAAAGAAATACGAAATCACAGAATTTACATTCAAATTTCTCAGCACTTTCATGCATTCTTTGTGGAGGGAGTGTGGCATAAATTATTTCTTCTGCTCTGTCTAAATGGATACCCGCGACATAATTCTCACGCTCAATAATTTCAACATAGATATCGGAATCATCTTTATTGATAGCCATATAAAGTGAAAAATTAAGTTTTAGTTTATCCATCCCAATTTGCATTTGGGTATAATGCACGGGTTTAGATTTAGCCACACCTTCTTTAACGAGCTTTTTAAATGTCTTAGATGAGTTCGTTTTAAACTCAAGCAAACAAGGCTCATATAAATTAGGAAGGTTAAGCGCAATACCATCACTTGAACCACCAAAATGCCCATTAGCATGGCTAAAATTGAATTGTTTACCTGTTTCAGGATCAAACTGTCTGATCTCAACACCAATGCATTCCAGCATTGCGATAAATACGGCTTCACTTAAATGACCTGTATTGAATAATCTAAGCATTCTACCTGAGAATTTCTCAGGTTTAATCCAATGATATGAATACCACAGTTTTCGGTCACAAGGGTCACCAATTAATGATGCACCTAAGTGTGACCTAACAGGTTTTAAATCTGATGCACGGTAGGCATCAGACATTAATGGTAACCATTTGGCTAATGACTCACGATATTTAGTGCCTTGGTCAGCATACATCGCATCTTCAATTTGTTGTTTAATGCTATCTGCAACAAACTGTAATGAGTCCTCTCC